CCAGGCCGAAGCCCTTCGTCTGGAGCAAGACCGCCGAAGACATCATCGCCCGTGAGCGGCGCGCGCTTGACGCACTCGATGAAATTAGGGGAAATCGGTAACATGCGTCAGACTCAGAACACTAGCGTCATCCGTTCCGCCCGAAATCGATGCATTTCAATTTGGCGGACCCGGGCTTCCGACTGATTTCTTACCACTCTATGCAAGTGATCGGGGCGCGTTTGTACCCAAAGGAAATAAGATTGTCGCTCATGGAGGCATGGCGTTAGAGGAACTGATTGTGCCGTTTGTGAAGATAAGAATGAAGAGAGAAGAACATGCGACCGACAGCACCTCAAATAGGATTGGACCGCTTCATCCGCCTCGAATGGGCAACAAAAGCGCTAGAAGTCAGGGCGGGTCTCGCGGAGATCGGCGAACTTGAAACCATCTTGGATCAAGCCCATTCAGGACCTGCGGCCAGGAAAAAGACCAGAACGGTACTGAACCGGCTTTGGCTGGAGCCGCGCAAGGACCTCGAGCCGTTTGCTCAAAGTGCCGTAGCGCTTTTTCAAACGGCCCAAGATACGTCGCCGGCTGCTCTCACATGGGGTATGGCTATTGTAACATACCCCTTCTTTGCCAAGGTTGCTGAGATCATCGGTCGACTGACTTCACTTCAGGGCGACTGCACCACCGCTGAGGTGCATCGTAGGATGGCGGAAATCTACGGTGAGCGTGAGGGGACAAGAAGGATGACCAACATGGTCCTTCAATCCCAGATCGACTGGGCAATACTCGACCGCAGTGAAAACGGAAAAACGCTGACCCGAAAGCAGACCGTAATCCTGGACGGACCGGATCTGGTGCGTTGGATGACCAAGGCCGTTCTTGAGTGTTCGGGTCGCCCAATTGGTCTTGGGACGTTAGAAGCACAGCCGGTGATTTTTCCATTTGGTCTTGGCAAAAGCCTCGGATTCATCCTGTCGTCTGCACCTGACCTAGACTTGCGGGCTGATAGTTCGGGAAGTCAGTACGTTTCCTTAATTGTATAGCGGTACTGCCAACAGGCGTGAGCTTGATCCCGCAGCACCGCATAATCGGCTAACCAACCCACTATCATGGCCCCATCCGGCAGCGCTGCCACCTCCGCCGCCACGCTCATTTGCTCAGCTCTACTGTACTCCACAACAGGTGGGCAGGTGCCGTCTGAAGTGTCAGAATCTGCCGTCGCGCAGCCGGTCAACCAGCTCGTCGCGATTACGAGGACGGCGAGCCGCCGCTTCCAGCATTCGGCGTTGGACATCATTGGCTTTCTCCATGGTTGCGAGACGTTCCGCGAGTCGCCCGACGCGCTCTCCAGCGCGGCGGATCGATAGCAGGAACAGCAGGATGGCAAGGGCAATGGCTCCGTAGCGCAGCGTGATCCGCGCCCATGGACTGGCGAGAACCCCACCGAACAACGCCCCGATCATCGCTGCCCCCGCTTCCAGTCATCGAGCCGCGCATGGATCGTGACCGCAATCCCCACGAGCACCACTGCGATGAACACCCATCGCAGCGTATCGAGATACGGCACCAGCGGCAGGATCGCCCCTTGCGTCTCTGCCATGATGTCCTGCGCCACCTCGACGCCCGCAGCACCCAGCGTTGCCACACCGGCCGCCCCGCCACCTTGCATGGTGCGACTCTGAGCCAGTACTTCGCGCGCCAGCGGCGTTTCCCCGGCGAAGGCGGTTGCCCTGACCGGGAAGCGCACGCCCCATTCGCGCGCAGGGCCCAGATCAACATGAATAAATCCCGAGCGCGGATAGAACCCAAACCCAAGGAACCCCACGGCCCGCGCCGCCGCCTCAAACGCAACGGGATCGTGGTTCGACATGGCGATATCGAACGCTGTGCCATTCATGTGCTTCGATTGCGGGGCACCGTCGACAGCGCGGTTGTGCTCCGGACTGCGATAGGCCGAGCGCAAGATCAGCGGCTTGCCAAGCCGGTTGCGCAGGGCCTGCAGCTTGTCCAGCGCGGGCGCGTTGATCAGCAGCTTGTCGGTGCCGCGGCAGGCGATCTCGGCGGGCGAGAAGTTCGGCCAACGCCAGATGCCGTCCGGCACGTCGCGCCAATGGTCGTAGAAGGTCCTGGTGGACGTTGTGGTCATGACGGTCTCCTGAACTGTGGATGAGAGGATGCAACTGAGCCCGCGGCCGAGATGGCGACGGGATCGGATGGCTGGGGGTTCGGATGGCTGGGGAGGCAGGTAACCGGATGAGGATGCGCGCTGGGCAGCGGACGCGGGACGTCAGCCGCCCGGGCCGAAGACCTTCAGCTTCAGGGCGATGCCTGCGAGCAGCGCCAGGATGATGCCGGTGGTGATCAGGCGCACCGTGGTCTGCACGGCGGTGCGGCGCACGAAGCGGATCGAGGCCAGCAGGGAGCGCAGATCGCGGATGTCGAGCGCGGCCTCTGTACCATCGAGCCCAACATCCGCCAGCGCGCGCCGGGCCCCTTCCTCGGCGGCCCGCGCAAGCAATTCCTCGAACTCGGCATCCGGCATGCGGACATGGCCCTCTCCGGAACGGCGCGGGCTCATGCGGACAGGATCCCGGTTTCGGTCGGCAGGGTCAGATCGCTCCAGGGACTGTTATCGACGGGATTGAGCGCCCACGTCGAATATACCGACTTTGGGGCGACGATGGGCACCGTTACAGCCGCCGCATCATGATCAACGCCACCCATGCGCAGGAACCCTGCCGTCGCTTGCGGCCCGTTGGTGCCTGCCTGCGCGATCTGCTTGAGATGCACGCCTGCCACGGCCGATATGGCAGTCGGGCCCGTGGGGCCGCTGAGGGAAAAGGAGAGACGCTGACCTGCCAGAGTGCTGGCAACGCGGGATGCGAGATTGCCATCCTTGAGCGCATCGATGCTGCCGATCATCTCACTATAGGTTGCCAGAGTATTGGGAACACGGCGGACGAAGCGCCGCCCAATGGTGGAAACACCATCGAGGATTGCGATATGGGCGTAATACCAGGCATGATTGGAAAACGTGCCATGCAGACCACCATTCCCGAAAACCAGATGTGCCGGCTTACCCTTGCCACCGGTGTTGGCCGCCGTGGCCGTGCTCTGCAGCACACCGTCGACGAAAAACTCGATGGTGATATCGGTATCGACCGCCAGCCGGACATCGACCCATTGCGGCTGGCCGCTGGTGGCAAAGTAGCTCGATGATCCTTGTTCGATCGTGTCGCCATGGGCTTCGGCATGATAGCGGTTGGTGCTGCTTAGGGGTCGGACCCGGGCAAGCAGGGCATTGCTGGCGCTGAAGAAGTCGAGGAAGGTCGCACCGGATTCAGTGATGGTATGCGCATCTCCGCTGGGCGGCACATAACGAAAGCCCAGCCAGAGATCCCCTGTTGGCGGGGCATGCGGTATTCTGAACGGCGTATAAACGCTACGCGCGCCGGTGAACCGTAGCGCATTGACGTCCAGGGTTGCGTCAAACCCTGCCGTGACTGTGCTGAGATATCCCGAGATGCCGGAAATATCCGTGGGCTGATGGCCCAGATGCAGGATGTGTGTCATGGCAGTTCCACTTCGATATAGAGGGTTGCATGCGCAGCGGTGAGCAAGCTGCTGCCGCCATGCTCGATAAAGATTGATGCGACAGAGGTGGTCAGGCGGGTATCGCCGCCCAAGTCGATCCAGAGATCAGCCGCCCCAATGGTAAGGTCCTTGTCCCAAGCGAACTCGATGAAGGCATGGGCCTCAAAAATGCGTAGGTCGGGTTCCTCAAAGCCAAGCGCGCGCACGCCGGGCGGGACCGGATAGCTGAACTGCGAGGGCTGCGAGCGCATGGTGCCGCCGTCGCCGGGATTGCGTCCCTGGATCTGTGGGTAGAAGGCAGCGCTGCCACCGGCGGTCCATGTTGGCGCCCCGCTCACAGGGTCGTCGCGCCAGATGCCGTTCTTTCCGATCCAGAGACTGGCGGCAGCTGGGTCAAGCACGAACATCAGCACATCGCCTGCGCCATAGGTTGGCATGCCGGTGATGCGCTGGGATGCGGTGGAGGTGTCGGACGACCAAAGTGATCCGTTGCCGCGATAGCCGATCGAGCCAAGCGTGATCGGGTTGTTGCCGGTATTGAACTCCTCGCGCTGCGCGGCCGAGACGACGCCCATATACCCGTCGAAGCTGGCGGCCCCGCTGGCCGCGCAGAGCACCTCCCAATAACGTCGCCCATCCGAGGGCAGGATCGCCTTCGTGGTGGGCACCCAGCGCTGATAGTTGGTCCCGCCCGAGGTATTCACGGCGGTCTGGTTGCCATCCGACAGCGTGTAGCCCGGAGGGCGACGGGTTGTGTCGAGTTGCCAGACTGAGCCGATGTCGACCGGCGGCGCGCTATCGCCACCCTGCGCCAGGATTGCTGCGCGCATCATGAAAAGGCTCACGTCACGGCCCCCGCCAGCGCACCCTGAATGACCCAGGCATCGGCCCCGCGCTTCACGAGTGCTGCGCCCGACCATTGGCCATCGAGCGCGACGGAGCCGCCGGTCACCCCATTGAGCGACACACCCGGTGCCGCCGCGACCGTGGCGATCCCAGCGCCGACTTGCGTGACATTGATCAGCGTGCCGATCTCGAAAGGTGCCGATGATTCAGGCTGGATCGTTACGGTGACGGCCGAGGAGCCAGTCGTCTCTAGGATGCTGCCCAGATCATCGGCTTCCAGCGTGTGACTGGTGGCCGTCAGCGTCCGGATCCGCACCACCCCGGGCCGGGGCACCTCGACCCAAGCCCCTCCGGTGAACCGCACATGCTGCGCCTCGTCGGCGATCCAGATCTGCCAGCCCTCCTCGGGGGTGAGGTAGACCCATGCCGGGGCACCGGCTGGCGATTGGTCCCATAGCGCCAGCGCATTGGCATTGGCACCTGCCGTGGCGGGCACAATGGCGATCTGGCCCGCGGTGCCGGTGGCAGGCAATGGGGCGGTCCGCGATGTGGCGCGCCCTTGAACCAGTGCCGAGAGGTGACGCAGGTCTTCGCTGAGGCTGGTGCCCCAGTTGCGCTGGCCGGGGTCATAGAAGGCGCGCAGCCCCAGTCCCGGCATGATCCGTTCGGGCATGCTTGGTCTCACTTGTCGTTGTGAAGGTGGTGGTAATGCTGGCGCTCGCGACAGCGTCGAGCCGAATGATCGTGGTCAGGTGCCCCAGAGAAAGCCCCAGCCGCGATCCCAACCGGCAGCGAAGGGTGCGGTCAACTGGTACCGGCGCGCTTCCTGGTCGATGAGCCATGTGCCTCCGACCAGCCGGCGCGACCGGACGGCAATATCGATCTCGGCGGTGCGCTCGGGCGCGCCACTCTCGGGGATGTCCTCGGGCGTCAGCGTCCAGTTCGTCCCTATGCCAGCGTCGATGACGATGCCGGGCGGCATCAGGGCCACACCCGTATCCGGATCGACCCAGCGCACCTCAATTGCATAGCCGACGCTCGGCTCAGGCCCAACGGAGCCACCCGTATGATCGACGATGACCGGGCTGGTCTGCGTCAGGCGGTCGCGATGGGTCCAGGTGAGGACGAGATCATCTGCGATCAGCGCATCGACATCCGGCGCGTAGCTGCCGTTGGCTTGCACCCGCCCGGGTGGCAGGGGGCGGATGGCACGCCTGTTCAGCGTCACGCTGTCTTCCGGGGCGAGCGCAAACGCCAGCGTGCCACGCCCGGTCTCAGGCAGCAGCCGGACCGCGAGGGTCTCACCCGCCGCCCAGGAGTCTTCGGTGATCCGCGCGCCCTCGTCGAAGAAGATCACCGGAGTTCCCGCCGTATGGACGCGCGGCACGGTGTCGAGGCAACCCCGGCCCACGGTGATGGCCGTGGCGGTGATCCCGTCGACGCGAACCAGTTCGCCATCGATGCTGGCCAGCGTGCCGATGCCAACCTCGCCAATGTCGCGCCAGCTGGTGACCGGGATGACGCGCGCCTCCGGGTGGTCCGACATATCGGCCGACAACAACGCCGTGGGCGCAAAGGCGACTACGCCTTCCTGCGCGGGACCGGTGCCGGGATCGATCCAGAGCTCGGCCGCCAGCGCGTCGGCGCTGGGTCGTTCGCCGGTGGCGACCAGCGCGCCCGCGTCCGGATCCTCCGCAAGAATGCGGTCAGCCTCAGAGTGACCCAACTCGCGAACCAACAGCCAGTATGGGGCTTCTTTGACCATACGGCGCGTCAGCGCCCGTGGCGGTGCGGCGACTCCAGTGCCGGTTGGCATGCGCCCGCCAGCAATGGCGGTGGCACCCATCGCAAACACATCCTCAGCGAGCTTCAGCCGGATGCCGTTGTCGCGACCGTCGCCCTGACCGATCTCGGAGATGCGCATGACTACGTCATTGAGTCCCAGCCGACCTGACCGCAGCCGGATCACATCGCCAGGCCCGAGGTCCGCGCCTTGCCGGTTCACCACGATCTCACCTGACAGCAGCGGAACCGAAAGGGCGCGCAGGTCGCGCTCGGCCACGCGGATTGCCAGCCCCTGGTAGCGGATGCCGGGATAATCGAGCGTGGTCGCGATGACCTCGCCCATGGCCTGTACCCGCGCCGTGTCGGTGACGCTGACAGCGCCCGTATCGTCCGTCCAGGCGTCCGTGAAGCGCACGGTGACGCTGTTGACGAGGTCCGAGGGCGCGCGCCGTCCGAGGCGGCCCCAGTCCACGACATTTGCTTCATCAAAGAGTGGCAGGTTTGCTGCCACATAATCCGCCCGGATCAGCTTCAACTCCCAAAGCCCGGTGCGGCGGTCGATGAACAGCGTGGCGTCGATGTGGTCGAGAACGCTGCCAATGAACTCCTCGATCGAGCTGTCCTGCTGCCAGATCAGCGACAGCCCGAAGCCTTCGATGTAAAGCGCATCTGCCGCGCCCATGAAACTCGCCCCGATCTCGACTGTGGAATAGCCCAGACCCCAATCGCGGTTGGTGAGGCACTCGCGGATGATATGAGCCGGGTTCATGTCCGGCCCGTTGCCGAAGGCCCCGCGCAGAGAGGCCACCAGCGCTTGCGGGTTCCCAGGTGGGATGACCGGCACACCGTCGACGGGCGTGTTGTCGATGCGCGCGGTGAAGGTCGTATTGGCCAGTGCGATGTTGAATCCAAAGATATCGGCAGGCGGCAGGGTGGCGATGGTGGCGAGTGCTGCATCAACCGAAGAGACTGGCGATGGCTCGCCATCTGTTACGAAGATGACGATCCTGCGCTTGGACCCGCCACCGGCAAAAAAGGTCGCCGCTTGCGAGAATGCTGCGTTGAAGCTGGTGCCGCCTGAGGTGCTGTTCGACAGCGCAAGCATCCAGGCCTCGAGCGCCACATAGTCCTCTGGCCCCATGTCGCGTCGTTCAATTGCACCTGCGACGCCCGCATTCCACAGCACGAGGCGCATATCATTCGGCCTGTCAGGATCGACCCCCGCCCCGATCTCGCGGATCAGCGCCGCGACGCCTGCTTTTTGCGCCGCCATGCGGGTTCCCGACATCGAGCCTGAGACGTCAAGCGCGATGTAGATCGCCGCATCCGAGATATTTGCCTCAGGCACGATGGGTGCCTTGTCCGGATACCATTGTACTGAGCCCGCTTCACCGATCAGCACCCGGGTCACGCGGACCGCCCATGGCTTCAGATAAGGATTGATACCGAGGTACACCTGCCGCAGCACCAGGCTGCAGAGCCCGCGATAGCCGGGTACATCACCGCTCATGCGCGCTGCCAGATAGTCGTTCTGTCCCTGGCCCGGCCCGCCCATCAGCACATCGACATTACCGACGATCCCACCCTCCCGGCTTTCTCCACCAAAGAGGTCCGGCTTGTCGATCCGGATGCGTCCGCCACCCGCACCGGCATTGCTGGCGGCAGTCGTGGCCTCAAACACCTCGACCGACTGCGCCGGGAAGCTCAGCCCCTCGGGCAGTACGGACCAGGAGGTGACATTTGTCACTGCACTAAAGGCCACACCGCGCAGTGTGATGCTCTGGCTCGAGCCATTCGCCAGTCGCAGCCGGTAGTCCCGGCCGATCCGCACCCCGGCCTGTGTACCGGAAAAGGTGATCGTGGCACTGGTATCGCCAGCGAGGGCCGCGGTGGCTGCCATGCCCGCAACCGTGCCGATGCGCGTCTCCACGGCCGCGCCCCCGCCCGAGACACCGCTGCCTGTGGTGACCGACCAGGCTGTGCGGCGGTCGACAAGGATTTCGCGGATGGCATCGATCGGCCCGTGGCAAAGGGCCATATGCATTCCGAGCGAATACCGAAAACCGACCGTCTGCGCCTTGCTACGCCCGCCCATTGCTGACCTCCATCGTCGCGGCCCGCGTTTCCGCGACCTGGATGACCGGTATTACCAGCGCGTCATCGGTCGCGCGCAAGCGATCAGCCTCGATGCCGTTGGCAAGGAAGTCCTGCCACGCAAACCCATGGCGGCGGAACCATGGCCGCACACCCGCGAGGCAATAGCGCGCTGTGCGCAGGTCCTGGATCGTCACGCGCAACGGCGCGGGCCTGCTTTGGTGCGGATCCATCACTTCTTACCACCTTTCTTCTTGATGGGGTCGACCCGCAGGTCCCCAGCCCAGACCACATTGGGCCCGGTGATCAGCACGGTGCCGAAGATGACCGGGATTGGGCGGCCTTCCTCGGCCGTGGGCAGGCTGAAATCATCGAGCCCCGCAGCAAGAGGCTTTTCGACCTTCGGGCGCGGGCTCAGCGCATAGGAAATTGCCGAGAGCACCAGCCCGAGAACGAGCTGTGCGATGAAGTTCCAGACCATGGGGACATGCCGTTTGTGGGTTGGCGCCGCGTGGGCGCGTCAGACGATGGAGCCGCCGCCGAAGGGGTTGCGGCCGGGGATTTCAGGAAAGCCCCCGAAATTGAGGAGATTGCCGAACTTCGCCGCACAGGTAGTGGCGCGCAGATCGCAACCTGGGGCGATGTCGGCGAGGACTGGAAGCGGGTCGCCCGTATCCGGGTCGAATTCCGGCATGGTGAGCGCTGCGGCCAGTTCTGGCATCGGGCGCGAGAGCGTTATGGCGGCGGCTGTATGGCCCGTGATGAAGCCCAGTTGCGCCCCGAACCGCAGCACCCCACCGCGATACCAGCCGTTCGGTTCACTGGCCGCCTCGGGGATCGTCACCATGGATCCACCATTTGCGGTGGCTGTTACTGTACCTGTCAGCCAAGAAAGCGCGATGTCGAGCCCGCAGCCCCGGCCGTAAAGCGCATGGCGGCACAGGCGCTGGTACTTGGCCCGCACGCCTGCGCGGCGCAGCGTGCTGAACACGGATTCGCAATTCAGGATGATCCGCTGACCCTCGACCTCGGCCCCCACCACGCGCCCCTTCCAATGCGCGACCGTCTCGCCCAGCACCTGCTCATGACCGCGAAAGATCGTCAGCGTCACGGCTGCGTTCCCCATCGGTGCCAGAAACCGCCGCGCAAAGGGATGCGAGAGCGGCCAGGTCAGTTCCAGCCGCCCGCGCTCGATCTCGCTGGTCTGCACCACATCGCCATGCGCCACGGCGGCAGGGTCCCATGTGATCGTATCCCCGCCGCTGCTGGCGCTGATCCAGTCCTCGGCCCGGCTGGTGAAACGCCAGACCTGATCGCCCTCGACGAACTGATAGAGGAAGTAAGGGCGGCCCTCGGCGGTGGAGACCTCGATGATGTCATAGGTCATTGTGGAACCTCGATAACCGGCAGGGTCAGTTCGCTTGCGACTGCCCCGTGCTGGATCTCCACCCGGTCGGCGTCGGCGCGCACTGCGTTCAGAAAATACACCTTCGCGCCGATTGGCACTGGTTCGCCAAGGTTTGAGGAAATTGTCAGCCGATGGTCCAGTCCGTCTGCAATGGCGGCGGTGATAGAGCGAAACCGTAGCGCACCAGTCATCTCGAACATGATACGGCGGCCGACATAGGATGTGAGCGGTGCGATCGGCGCCACACGCATGATCACCGAGCCCGAGGTCATCGCTGCGCGCAACTGCAGCTCACGCCCCCATGTCGGCAGCCAGAAGCTGGCCTGGCGTCCGCGCAGCGACCATAGCCAGCGGCGCAGGGCGTCTCTTGCGGCGGGGCCCCGGGCCTTCAGTGTGATCGCCTCGCCGCGCTCGAACACATCGCGCATCGGTTCAACCATTACGGGCCCGAAGCCGTTGTCGACATACTCGACCGCGCGGCGCAGGCTGGCGCTCAGCGGGCCACGGACAAGGCTTGGGTCTGTCTGGACACGCCGATTCAGATAGGTCGGCAGCGTCGGAGCCGCGAGGTCGGGGGCGCCGCGCAGTAAAAAGCTGGCCGTCACCGTGCCATCGCCCTGCCTGCGCCGCGTGATCTGCACAGCCGAGGGCAGCAGACCTGGGCGGATCGGCATGATTGTGATCCGGCGGGCCGATACCGCCTGATCGGGCAGGTGCAGATCGGGCAGTCCCATATCCAAAGGCGCTGCCAGGATCAGCCTGTCGGCCTCCACGGCTGCGATCTCCACCAACCCGACCGCGCCGCCGTCTACAGCGATCCCGGCCAGCCCTACTGCCCTAAAATCCGAGACTGCCGTGTCCAGAGGGATCTGCGTCATCCCCGCTACCAGATCAGCGGCAGGCTGGAGCGCCATGTGCCACAGCGGCACCCGCCATTCCCCCGCAAAGCTCGCCCGCACCAGTTCCGCCGCGCGCGCCATGCCCAGTGCATCCAGCCGGTGGCGAAACGTGACGATCTCGCGTGGGCGGGGGCGGAGCGCGATGCGCTGTTCGTCGGCGCGCGATGACAGCACGTCGGTGCGCCATTCCAGCACCTCGGTGATTTCCTGCGCTGCCGGGAAGGGCCAGAGCGGTGGCGTATCTCCCACTTCAGGCATTCATGGCACTCCGGTTGCGGCGGATGACATTCAGGATCGCGCGCTCGCCCGAGGGTGTGGCGAGATAGTCGCCGACCACCGAGGGGTCGAGCACGTTGATGATGCGCGTCGACATGTCGGCGGCCGATGACGGGCTGGCTGCACCATTCATCTCCACCCCGAGCCGCCCGTCGCGGCCGCGGCGCAGGGGCAGGATTGCCTCGGGTCCAGCCTCGCCCATCAGCCCGATGCCGCGTGAGAACGGAAACACTGTGGGGCGGTTGACGACGCCGCCGCGCGCGAAGGCGGTCAGTTCCTGGCCACCCGCAAAGACACCACCGCGTGCAAAGCCGAACAGGCTCGCGAGGAACCCACCGCCGCCACCCCCGCCGCCAGAGAAGGCATTGATCAGCGCATTCTCGATCGGCTTGAAGGCCAGATCGATCAGCCGGCCCGCGAGGTTCTGGGCAATGCGCGAAACCGCGCCCGCAAAGATCTCCCAGGTGAATTCGCCAGATTTGAGCGCCTCCTTGATGGGGCCGGTGATGTCCTGCGCCAGACCTTCGGCGATCTCGCGCGAGCGTTCTTGAGCTGCCCGCACCGCCTCTGCCGTGGATTGCCAAGCCGTTTTGGCGGAGTCGGCGGCCTCGCTTAGGGCTCCGCCCGCAGCACGCCCGCTTTCACCCACGCGCGCCGCTGCTTCGCCAGTCGCATCGATTGCATCCTCGAGCCCCTCGGTAGCGACGCGCGCGCCTGTCAGCCCTGCCTCCGCCACCAGCCCGCTTGCAGTGACGGCCTCCCGAAGTGCCGCAACCGACTCGAGGGGAGCCGTCGCGGCACCGACCACACCGGCCATCATCTCGCGCAGGGCATCTGCCTCGGCGCGGGCCTCAGTAGCATATTGGCCCAGCCCGAGATCGGGCAGTGCAATCGGCTCGGACGTGAACGCCGCCTGAAACGCCGCGCGAGCTTGCGCACCTGCCTCGGTCGCGGAGCCTGCGAACGGGTTGTCGACCCGGCCAAGCTCCAGATTGCCGATCAGCGAGATGCGGCGCTCCACACCCAGCGTCTCGAGCCCGGCGTTGATCCCCTCCAGAAACCCGTTGATGCGCTGGCCGACGCCGTTCAGCATCGCCTCGACGCCCGCGATCAGCGCATTCGCGGCCTGGAAGGTGAAATCCCCGATCGTGCCGGGCAGCGCGCCCCAGAGCACCTTGATGGCCTCGAACGCGCCCTGAAACGTGTTCAGCACGGCATTGCCAAAGCCGATCACGGCGACGAGTGAGGCCTGCAGCGCCTCGGCGATGGCGGCCTTGATCCGGGCCCAGCTGGCCATGATCGAAAGCCCCATCGCAACAGCGCCAAGCTGCATGCGCTGCCAGACCTCGCTGGCAAGATCGCCCAGCAGCGACAGCGCGGCGCCAAACCCGCCCGCGCCGCGCACCAATCGAGCGAACCAGTGGATCAGCTCGCCCGCCGCCACGATCAGGCCGATGAACGGCAGGCGCAAGAGCGCGCCGCGCAGGATGACCAGCGCCATGGCGAGGCCCTGCACTGACACGGCGGCTGCGATCTTGGCTGCTACGAACCGCCCGGCCAGCAGTGCGGCGATGCCGGTTGCATAGGCTGTCAGACGACCAAGGTTCTCGAACAGTGTACGGATCGCAATCCCCAGCGGCCCGGTGGTGCGCGCAACAGCAGCCATGGCATTGGCCACGCCCTCCAGCGCAGGGGCTGCGGCGACCGCCAGCTGGTTCGAGAGCCCGCGCCAGATCAGACCTAACCGCGAGATCGCATCATTGGTACGCTCGATCTGCGCCGCGTCCTGATCGGACACCACCACGCCAAAGTCCCGCACGTCCTGCGTCGCCTGGCGCAGCGTCGCCGTGTCGATCCGCGTGAACATCAGCGCGGCCCGGTCCCCGAAAAGCTGCGACGCCACCGCCGCACGCTCGGCATCGGGCACGAACTCGGCCAGCCGGTCCTGAATGAGCGCGATGCGCTGATCGAGCGGCAGCGCCTGCAGCTCGGCAGCGGACAAGCGCAGCCGGTCGAGCGCGTCGACCGCAGGACCGGCTCCAGCTGCGGCCTGGCTCAGCCGCCGGGTCAGCTGCATCGTGGCCTGCTCGATCTGCCCCATCGACACGCCCGCGAGATCGCCCGCGCGCGTCAGCACCTGAATGCTCTCGACCGTCGTGTCGAGCGAAGCCGCAAGCTTGGCCTGCGCGTCGACGGTCTGAAGCCCCGAGCGGATCATAGCTGTGGCCGCCGCCGCAATCGCGGCCGCCGCCGCCACCATCGCCACCCGCGCGCGTCGCGCAAAGGCCGCAAGCCGCGCATTCGCCATTTCCATCTCGCGCGACAACCGGCCAAACCCGCGCGCTCCCGCCTCGCCAACGCCTTCCAGCTCGGCCTTCACTTGCCGCCCGCCAGTCGCGGACAGGCGGACAGAAACGCGTTTCTCGGTCATGAGGGTCCTCCCACCTGCGTCTCCATCTGGTCATTGAGTTTGCGCACCATCACCGCCTCAAGGACGGGGAGGAGTTCGGCGGCAGCGCGGCGGTCCACGCCCAGTGCGTCGGCCATGGCCAGTGCCGCGCTCATATCCCAGCCGAGCACGACGCCGGGCACGGCACGGATCTGGCCGCCGAGGCGCCCGGCCAGATCCCAGACCTGCCAGCCCTCATGCGTGCGCGGCGCGTTCAGGACTTGCGGGCAGCCTTCGCAGCTTTGCGCGCAGGCTGCGCAGTAACCTTCGCCCCCGCCATAGACCCAATCGGCGAGGGCGCGGAGGCGTTTTTTTCCGCGTCCAGCTCCAGCCCCTTGGCGACGTAGCCCATCTGGAACTTCTCAAAGATTGGCCAGATATCGAGCAGTGCAGCGATGCCTTCAGGCGTCACTGCCACTGGTGTGCCGCCGCCGTCGCCGACACCCTCCCAGTCGAGAATGGCGCGTTCGGCGAGGACCTTGCCGAAGATCACGGCGATTTCGTCGTCGCTGGTGCCCTCAGGCAGGGTGCGCACAGCCGGGTCGCTGCGCGCCGCCACCATCAGCGCGGTGGTCAGCGGCTCGACCCGGACGCGCACGCCAAGGCACAGGGCAAGCCAGTAGGGCTCGCGGGCGAGGTTCAGGCGCAGCATGATCAATACTCCTCAATGGCGTTGATGAGGGTCACGGTGCACATCCGGCCCAAGATCGCGTCACGGGCGGCCTGCCAGTCGAAGGTGGCCTGCACGCCTTGGGGTCCAGAGATCTCGATGCGCGGGCGTGGCAGATAGACGGCATGGGCGGTGAGCGTCAGGCTTTCTCCCGAGGGCAGCGCGTAGCCGAAACTCAACGCGCAGGGATCGCCGTTGATCGCCTGATCGACCAGCACCTGATCGGCAAAGCGCACCTCGATCCGGCCGGTAAGTGCAGCGATGGACGGGTCCGCCCCATCAATGCGCCCGTCTGAGCGGATGGTCTCGACCCGGTCTAGGGCGTTGGCATAGGTGATCTCGGCCGAGACGATATTGCCCAAGCTGCTGCCGTTGCGGGTAATCGATCCGTTGAAGTGGCCGAAGCGCTGCAAACCGAGATCGGCCAGCGTGCCCGCAGCGGATGCGGCGGCGATACTCTCGCCCTGCGCCACAAGGCTGGCGGTTGCGGTCAGCAGACCCGAGCGCTGCATTTGCCAAGACAGCGTATCAAGCACGCAGCCCGAGTACATTGCAAAGCGCGGGATCTCCGGCATGCCTGTCTCGATCGAGAGCGACGGCAACGTCCAGCCACCGGAGCGAAACTCGTGGGTCCAGGGGGTTTGCGCCCCGGTGGTGATCGGCTGGCCAAAGGCTGCCTTCAGCCAGAAGCCAAACGCCTCCGCATCGATAGGCACGACCAGATTGCCGTCCGCCGTCACCGCATCCTTGATCGGTGGCAGCGGGTCGCGGCCGTAGCCCAGAAGCTCGCTGTTCAGAAGCGGCTGTTCCGCCCCCAGCGTCGCGCTGGCGAAGGGCATGCGGGTAAAACCGCTGGCGGGCGGGGTGCCATAGGTCGTCTCGAACGCAAGCGCCATCTGCGCCCGCGCTCCTTGAGCTCGTGCCATGTTGTTCTCCTTATTGTCGGGTGGGTCAGGCCAACGGGTCTGACGTTGAATAATGCAGAATGACCGTGATGATCGCGGCCTTCAGGTTGGCCGCGCCCTCGACAGGTAAATCCACCGGCTGTGGTGCTTCCGCCTCGATCCAGTCGCAGCGTCCGCCCAGCGTTCTGTCGGCACGGATCACCGCGCCGATTTGGCCGCAAAGTGCAGCAAAGGCAATGTCGCGGTCTGCGCCCTGAACGATGCCTTCAAGCTCGCTGCGGTGCTGGTAATGGTATCGCAGCGGGGAGAGCGTCACCGCAGGATCGCCGGGATCGCCATCGCGCAGGATCATGAGGCCGACCGGTGGAATACGCTCGGGCAAAACTTCACCGCGCAGCACTGGCACATACGGCACCGTGCGCAACAGGTCGGCCAAGGCGGTCAGTATGGTTTCGCGGGGAGTCATCCGATCTTTCCTTCTACCCAATTCGCCACGATCGCTGCCGGTATTTCCGCCTGCGCCCGCTCTGCATCCCGCGCTAAATCCAGCCGTTTCCGGAGCTTGACCTGCGGCACCAGCAGGAAGATCGGCACAGTCGCCACCCCGCGTCCGGTCTTCGACCGGCTCGCCACCGCGCGGCCCTTGGTATTCAGCCGCCCCTCGGCCACCAGCAGACTTGGCCCCCGGCGGCGATAGATAAACCGCAGACGCAACCCGGTACGACGTTCCCATTCGCCGGGGGTGATCCGGCCGCCCCTGGTGCTTTTGCCAGCGGCAGCAGTTGGGATCGCCAGCCAAAACCCATTCTTGGACCGGATCAGCGGTCCGGTGTCATGCGCGCCGATGATCACCGGCGCGTTGGACCAGACCAGCGCCGCCGCGTTCAAGCTGTCGCCGGATTTGGGGAAGCTGGCGAGGCGAATGGAGTTGCCAAGTCGGGAGCCCAGCCCCGCGCCGGTGATCTGCGTACGCCAGGCAGATTTTAGGCCCGTTCCAGCCTCGCGCATCGCGGCCGTCACCGCACGCTCCCCCGCCGCGACCTCCGCCGCCATCATGGCGACGATGTCGGGGGCTATTTGGAGCCGCAGTTTCATGCTGGCCTCAGGTCCACGGTCCAGACCAGCCGTTCGCGATCGCGGACCGGCTCGCCTTGAATGAGGAAGGCCTCACCGTCGATCTCGATCCGGTCGCCGGGCCGCGGGTTCGGCACTTCAGCCACCTGCAGGTCGACACGGGTGGTTTCCGTCCAGAGCCGGGCATCGCCGAACTCAGTGACGTCATCGGCGCGTCGGGCAATGAGGCGCACCAGAACGGGCGCGCCGCCGTCGGCGATATAGACGGCATCGCGCCCGATGTTGCCATCGGCGAAGAGCGCGCCGACAGCGGCGGCGAAGGCGGACATCACGTCCGCCGCGCCGAGCGGAGCACCTGAGGGCGGGTGCAGATTGGCAGCGGGTTGCTTTCAATCTCCAACCGTACCCATTCGTCGCGATCCCGGTCCGGGATCATGCGGGCGTAGAGCGGCTGACCCAGCGTGTTGACCGTCTCAAACGTGTCGGCGGGGGCGTGGTAGATTTCGAACAGCCCCTCGACGCCTTCAGGATAGAAATACGCCTTGTCGGTCGGCACGCCAAATCCGAGGCCGCCACGGTAGCGGTGGAAGCTGATGCCACCAAAGCTGACCGCTTCCCCGACACGCCCCCGCAGATCAGCTGCAGCGGCCGTATTCAGATAAGTCTCTCGCACTTCCTTGTGGGCGACAAGATCAGCAAAGAAGGCCGAACCGCATTCGGCGCGAAGTTGCACCTGTCCAGCGGCGAGCCCGCCAAGACTGTCCTCAACAGTTTCGATCAGGGCTTGGCAGCGTTTGCGCAGCGCCCCCGAGCCGGGGGTGGCATTGTCGAGGTCAAAATCCACTTCCGCCGCAGGGGTGATGCCAAACTCGGTGTAGTAGTTGATCACGGTCGCACCGTCCTTGGGGTCTTTCACCACCCCTTGAATCCCGTTGAAGAGATGGAACTCAAAGGTGGCCTCGGCGTCATTCCTGAGCCGCCCCATCTTGCGCGCCACCTCTGCCTGCACCTGTTGAGTTGCGGTTTCCGAGCCAAAGTCACGGATGCCCTGGATCTCTGAGGCCCAGAGCACATCCTGCTTTTTAAACTGTCGGCAGACAAAGGCCCGCATGTCGCGCCGTTCAGGGACCTGTTGTTCGTAAGCCGAGCCGCGCTCCGAGAACGGGATCAACGACAGCGTGCCATTGCGGCTCTCAATCATAATCGTACGCGCCCGCACACCGCGCGCGCCAAACAGGTTTGCCCCCGACAGGATGGCAGGCTTGAAGGGGATGTTTTCGAGCGCGCGGGTCAACTCGATGATGCTGAAGGCGTCGCCTTCAAAGATGTCCATGGTGGCCATGAGCCGACCTCCTATTCAGGTGGGGATGATGGGTCTGCGCCGATCGCTCAGCGCAAAATGATGCCAAGGGCTGCCAATGCCGTGATGGCAGCAGTGATCTGCGCCTCAGTGGCGCCCTCGGGCAGGATGATCTCGTGGCGGTTCACGATGGCAGGGCCGCGCAAGATCACTACGCTGGCCGCGTCGGCGTCCGTTGCATCGATCGCAGCCCAGAGGATGCCGGCCGCGTTTTGGCTGCCATTTGTAGCTGCAGGTGCGAGGCCGGTGTATTTACCACCCGTGGTGATTTTGCCGAGCACTGTGCCGGGGGCAAGTTTGCCCGCGCCAGAAGCGACTGTGATGGTTTCACGGGTATAATCGCGCAGCACTTCCCAGACGAGGAAGCCGCCCGGATGTGGGCCTTCAGTGAGCGTGGTCATGCAAGTTTATCCTTTCAACTTGAAGGTGCGGGCGATGACGTCGCCCCAGGGATGGGTGGAACCAGCCCGGCCCGGCTGGGCATGGGCGTTGCTGATATCAGGATCGGTATCTGCCGTGGCAGCCAGAAGGGCTGCGCGAATGTCATCAAGACCTCTGTCCTCTTCCAAGAACCGTCCCGCCATTTGCGGCTGACCGGCGAGGCGGCACAGATCAATCACAGAGCGCGCATGCGCGATGGCTTCAGCGCGGATGGCGCTGGCGTCGGGAGCAGTGTTGGCAACTCCAACAGTGCTCCGTCCCTCAGAGGGGGGAGCTGGTTCTGGACCCAGATCAAAAGTCTTGTCAGCCGCAAGAGTTTCTGGATCCGGCGCGGGTTCCGCGTCTGGACCTGCTTCAAGGTGAGCCCCAGAAGCTTCGACGCTCTCATTGGGTTCCGTAACGGTGGAACCGGCCTCACGCGACGGCGGATCGCTGATCTGAATACCGTCGTGACTATCAACAGTTTCACCCACTCCAGCCTCTGCCGCCTCGACGGCCTCGACGGCCTCGACAAGCACTGGCGGTGCATTGCGGAAGCGTCCGATGTCGAAGCTGGCGGCAATACGGACTGGCTCTGCCATGCGCGTGGCCAGTCCCAGATCCAACGCATCCTGTGCATCGAACCACGTCTCAGCGGCCATCAGCGCTGCAATTTCAATCTCGGGCTTGCCAGATTTGGCGGCATAGCCCCGGGTCATGCTGCCCGCGATCTTGTCCAGTGTTTCGGCCATTTCACGCATGTCAGTGGCCGTGCCCATGACAATGCCAGAGGGATCATGGATCATCAGAAAAGCGTTCTCAGGCATGATGATCTCGTCACCTGCCATAGCGATGTAGCTGGCAGCTGAAGCCGCAATGCCGTCTATCCAGACCGTGACGGTGCCGGTATGACGCTTCAGCGCATTGTAGATCGCCACCGCGTCGAAGACTGAACCGCCCGGGCTGTTGATCCGCAAGGCCAGAGGCGTGGTATCCGGCAGCGCGCCCAGCTCCGCCAGAAACCCCTTGGCCGAGACGCCATAGGCTCCGATTTCGTCGTAGATCAGCACCTCCGCGCCCATCGCTTGGGTTTGGGCTTGGGTTTGGGCTTGGGTTTGGGCCCGGATCGTGTACCAGCTGTTCATGATGTTACTCCTGTTCTGTGGCGGGATCGGACGCCGTTGCGCCATCGTCCCGGTAATCACCGTTGCCATTGCCCGGGTCAGGACGGGTGGCGGGCGTGGCGCGCGCCTTGCGTCTCGCCAGGGCTGGTGCGGTACTGCAAACCCAATGCTGCAACGCGGGCCGCATCCGTTGCGTTTTCGCGGTCAATTTCCTCGACGTCGTAGCCCGTCGCCTCAACAACCTTGCGGCGCGAGACGATCCCGGCCTCCATCGCCAGAACCTGCGCCTGGATGTCCTTCAGCGGATCGACCCAATCCCAGCGTGGTGGGATCCAATTCACCGCACGGTACCGCGCAGGCGCGCCCGCAAAGTCTGGCAAGTCCAAGGCGCCCGACAGCACCGCCGTTTCCAACCAGCGGGCCCAAACCCTGCGACAAAGCTGATGCGCAACAACACCGTGCTGCAGCTGTTCAACCCTTCGGCGGAACTCGACCAATTCAGCGCGCAGGCTGGAATAGTTCGCTTGGCGCACGTCGCCCGTGACCAGATGGTAGGGCAGACCGAGCGAGGCTGAGACCGACAGCAGTGTCCGGTATTGAAACGCCTCATAGCCGCCGCCAACATCGGCAGGGCTGGAGAACTTGACGTCTTCGCCGGGCAACAACACCTGCAGAGTGCCGGGTTCCAGACTGACGGTGGCCCCACTATCGTCGGTCGCCTCGATTTCGCCCATCAGCTGCTCTTCGGGTGCTGTTTTGGTGATGAAGCCTGCGAACATCGCAGCCGTTTTCTTGCGGTCCAGTTCGGCGTCATCATATTGGTCGAGCAGAAACAACCGCACCATGGCAGGTGCCATGTGGGGCAACCCCCGGATTTGCCCCGCGTCAATGGGGCGGTAGATGTGCAGAACATCCTCGGCTGGCACCCGGGTCGTCAGCGGCACTGGCATGGTCTGGTCTGTGCTGTCGCCGGGGTGACGGCGCCGGAAGTGATAAGCCACACGCCGTCCGATCAGGTCAAACTCAATCCCGCAACGGATTGGGTTGCCGTTGGCGGCGGTCTCTGTCTTCTCGAAGGGAAGCATCTCAGACTGCAATAGCTGCAGCTGGATCGGCACCAGCAGGCCATCCTCGGACCGGCGCGGGCGCATCCGCACAAAGCATTCGCCAGCAACGAACATCTCGCGCGCCACCATCGCTTGCAACCCGTAGAAGTCGGTCAGACCGTCAGCATCCGCCTCATCGGTCCAGGCAAGCCACAACCGCTGCACCTGATCACGCAGCGCCGGATCCTCAATCAGCGACGACGGCTTGATCCCATCGCCCACCAAGTTCGACGCAAAAGCCTCACAGGCATTTGCCGCATAGCCATTGGTCACCACCAACTCACGCGACCGCGCCAGCAGACGCGGGCCGCCCGAGGCGACCAGCGAGTTGATATTCTCCAAGGGCGGTTGCCAGCCCCGCAAGCGCCGCTGCGACATTGCCCCTTCCAGTCGCGCACGCACGTCTTTTGGGCCGCCAGTTCCCC